TATCACAACTATTATGTACAATACAAAAAGTCTTTTGCAAAATGGACTGACAGACCCACACCTAGATTTATGGAGGCAGTAGCATGAGTAGTTTATTTAAAGATTGGGCAGTTGACAAAGCGATTGATAACGCTATGGTAAAGGTTGAGAACCTGAAGGCACAGGGTACAATCTTGGATGACGATGAGATTGATATATTAACTACACTAGAATTTGACAGACTTATGGAGAGATACAATGGAACTTCCTGAAGACATCATGAACCTGCGAGACTTGAATAAAAACATCGAGTACATTGCGGAGGATGTGTGGGCGAGGATATTTGGTTTAACTCTGAGCGTATCCTGCCCTAACGACAGGGCGAAAGCCTTGTTCATTAATTTCGTAAGTAAAAAATATAAGGAGGACTTAATCGAGAACGAAGAGCTATATGTTGATACCGAATATTGCTACAATTTAATTACAGAATTTATAAATTATTTAGTAGACAGGGGTTGACTTTAGTCAATCTTTGTGGTATAGTTACACAGTTTTTTAACACAGCACAGGAGAAAGTAGATTATGGTTTACGAAGGTACAGCTATGTGGGCTAACATCACTACACCAAACACTCGCTTTGAACCCAAGTATTCGATTGACTTGGTGGTGGACAACGACACCGCACAGTCTCTCAAGAAAGAGGGGTTCAATGTGAAGTTCGATAAGGAAGAAGGCCCGACTATTACAATTAAACGTAATGTCAATGGCCCGAATGGTATGGTGCGTAAAGCCCCAAAACTTCTTGATAAAGACAAGAACGAAATGGATTGTCTGGTAGGCAACGGGTCTAAGGTTAAGGTACAAGCAAGACCTTGGGAGATAACTCGTAGTGGTCAGCAGTACAAGGGTCTTGAACTTCAAGCGGTTCAAGTAATAGACTTGGTACAATACAGTTCTGGTGATGGTGATGAGTTCGATACGATTGCAGAAGAAGCGGAGGTTGATGAGCTATGAGTGTAACGTATAAGTACGATGATAAAGTGTACGACCCAAATAATTTTCAGGACGAAGCTAAAAGTTATTTTAATCAGGTAGTACAATTACAGGCTGAGATTGAAACACTACACAAACAAATTGCGGTGCTTCAGGCGGCCTCGATTACTTTTAATCAACGTATTCGAGAACAACTCACAGATGATATGCTAATAGATGAGTCTGTTGAGGGTGGCGAACTCTAATCACTTGACCTTCGGGGTATGTCGTTAAACTACCCCTTCATTTTAACTACAGGAGGATACGATGGGCTTCGTTAAATATCATCAACCATGCCCCGTATGCGACTCAAGCGATGCGTGTTCTATCAACGAAGATGGTTCGGCTTATTGCTTCAGTTGTAACAAACGAATACCAAACTATGAAACAGGAGGTACTATCGAAGAACTAAAGGTACACCGCATGAACAGCGTAAACGAAATTGAAGGGAGCTTTACTGCTCTCAATGATCGTGGCATTTCGTTAGCCACAGCTAAAAAATATAACGTAAAATGTATCACCAATCGTGAAGGAAAAGTGATACGACATTTCTACCCGTACTGCGTAGCTTCTGAGGTTACTGCCTACAAAGTTCGAGAAGAAGGTAAACACTTTACTTGGCGAGGCAACTCACAGGGTACAGGTCTGTTCGGCCAATCATTATTTAAAGACTCTGGAAAGTTTATAACACTTGTCGAAGGTGAGTGTGATGCCATGGCTGCGTTTGAAATGATGGGTTCTAAGTGGCCTGTCGTAAGCGTTAAGTCTGGTGCAGCAGGAGCAGTACGGGATGTCAAGAACTCGATTGAGTTTCTTGAAAAGTTTGACTGCGTAGTTATTAACTTTGATAACGACAAGGCAGGACTCGAAGCTTCCAAGAAAGTCGCAAGACTTTTAACTCCCGGCAAAGCTAAAATACTTTCGCTACCCGATGACTTCAAAGACCCCAACGATATGCTGAAGGCAGGGCGTGGGCGTAGTTATCTGGAAGCGTGGTGGAACGCTAAACTCTATACACCTTCTGGTGTCCTGAACATTTCTGAAAAGAAAGCAGAGTTTAATAATCGAGAATCTAAAGACAGCGTACCTTATCCATGGGAAGGTTTAAATAAAAAGCTACATGGATTAAGGCGTGGTGAGCTGGTAACGCTGACGGGCGGTACAGGTCTGGGTAAGTCTTCTGTTACACGAGAGCTTGAGCATTGGCTCATTACCAACACTAAAGATAACGTAGGTATCATCGCACTCGAAGAAGATTGGAGGCGTACTGTGGACGGTATACTTTCGATTGAAGCTAACGCTCGTTTGTACATTGACCAAGTAAGAGATGAGTTTACCGAAGAACAATTAAACCAGTTCTTTGATAACGTCTACGATGGTGATAACAAGGATCGTGTTTGGATTCACAGTCACTTTGGTATCACTGACATTGACGAGATATTCAGTAAGCTAAGGTTTTTGATTATTGGTTGCTCATGTAAATGGGTAGTGGTGGATCACTTGCATATGTTAGTGTCTGCTATGTCTGATGGCGATGAGCGTAGAGCGATTGATAATATCATGACAAGACTGCGTAGTATCGTAGAAGAGACTGGAGCAGGTCTTATACTGGTGAGTCACCTACGGAGAGTCGATGGTAATCGTGGACACGAGAACGGAATCTCGGTGAGCTTGTCACACTTGCGAGGTTCACAAAGTATTGCTCAGTTATCTGATTGTGTTATCGCATTGGAGCGTGACCAACAATCTGATGACCCACAAGAAGCCAACACGACACACATGAGAGTGTTAAAGTCTCGGTACACAGGTGACGTAGGGATGGCAACGCACTTGCTTTATGATCGTGAAACTGGTAGACTAGGCGAGACATTTCCACAAGATGATACAGAGATAGAACTATGAACCTAGTATTTGATATTGAGACTGATGGGCTTGACCCACATAAAATCTTCTGCATATCTGCGATTGATGTAGATACACAGGAGCAGAAAAACTTTGATGTAAGTAATGTTTGCAATGGCCTTGCTTACTTAATGCAAGCAGATAAATTAATCGGACACAACATCATTGGGTTTGATATACCTGCGATTAAAAAACTATATCGTGTTGACTTGTCTGACAAACAGCTTGTAGATACACTAGTGCTATCAAGATTATTTAATCCAGTGCGAGCATCACATAGCCTAGAGGCGTGGGGCTACAAGCTTGGGTTTCAGAAGATAGACTTTGATAAGTACGATAAATACTCTGAAGAGATGATGGAGTATTGCGCCAACGATGTTCAATTAAACTTAAAAGTTTATGAGGCTCTGAAGCGTGAGAGTAAAGGCTTTACATCAGAGAGTGTTAACCTTGAGCGTGACACCTACAAAGTAATTACTAAACAACGTGAGCATGGGTTTATGTTGGACGTAACACTTGCTATGCAGTTACTCGAAGAGTTTGAAAAAGAAATTAAACTGACTGAAAAGGAAGTACACAAAACTTTTAAACCTAGAATAGACAGACGAGTTATCTACCCACAGCACACTAAGGATGGAGTGCTACGTAAGATGGGGCTTGATACCAAAGGTAAGCAGACTCGATTGACTGATGATGAGTACGACATATTTGACAAAGGACAATCAGATACAGTTGTGCGAGAATCAGAAGAACCATTTAAGTTAGGTTCACGACAACAGATAGGTGAATACTTACAGCAGTTTGGTTGGAAGCCAAAAGAGTTTACACCTACAGGACAACCCAAGGTTGATGAGAGGATATTAAATAAAGTTAAGGACATACCCGAAGCCACGTTGATTGCAAAGTATTTAATGTTGCAGAAACGTATCGCACAGGTTTCTTCTTGGCTGACGTTTTTACCTGAGAGTCTCATAGCAAACTCTGAAGGATGCGTTGCGTTGGCGGCACGAGTACATGGTTCTGTCATTACCAACGGGACTATTACAGGGCGTATGTCTCATCGAGATCCTAACATGGCACAGATTCCTAGCTTGGCTTCACCCTACGGTAAAGAGTGTAGGTCTTGTTGGACAGTAGCAGACAAGTTTAAGTTAGTAGGTATTGATGCAAGTGGACTAGAGTTAAGAATGTTAGCGCACTATTTAAATGATGAGGAGTTTACAGATGACATTATCAACGGAGATATACACACAGCTAATCAAAAAAGGGCAGGTCTTAAATCAAGAAATCAGGCAAAAACTTTCATCTATGCCTTCTTATACGGAGCTGGAGATGCTAAAATTGGAAGCGTCATTGGAGGAAACAAAGCAGAAGGTAAACGAGTTAAGCAATCTTTTCTTGCTAATTTCGGAACACTTAAGACTTTTAGAAATAGAATTACGAGAGAAGCTGAACAAAACGGGTTCATCAAGGGACTAGATGGGCGTAAGATATTTATTCGTAGCGCTCATGCAGCACTTAATTCTTTGTTGCAGGGTGCAGGGGCTATCGTAATGAAACGTGCCTTGGTAATCTTTGATGAGTTAATTAAAGAGAATAATCTTCTTGCAAATTGTGTCGCTAATGTACACGATGAATGGCAAGTAGAAGTCCTCGAAGAAGAAGCAGAACAGTTAGGTCAGCTAGGGGTTGACGCAATACGTGCTGCTGGTGTATACTATAACCTTAACTGTCCACTGGACGGTGAATATAAAATAGGAGGCAACTGGAGTGAAACTCACTAGACAAGAAAGATACAGGGCTATAGAGTCTAATCCACAACATAGAGAGTATAAGGTGAGTATGCTACGCAAAGCTCGTAACAGAGCAAAGAAACGTAACATATATTTTAATCTTACTCTTGACGATATTCAAATAGGAGAACGATGTCCGATACTTGGTACACCATTTAAGGTTGGTCTTGATAACTGGCAAAACTCTCCAAGCCTTGATCGTATTGATAACCGCAGAGGTTACGAGAAAGGTAACGTGATTGTTGTTTGTATGATGGCAAACTCAATTAAAAATCAAGCAACGCCATCGCAAATAAAAAAGGTTGGGAACTTCTATGAAAAACTCTACGAAGAAAAATCTATCAACATTAGTTGAAGACATATATCAAACAGTAACAGATATTACAGACGGTAAAAGAAAAGTTCCTGATGAACTGGTAGATGAACTAGGTCAAAAGATAGCCCGTACAATTAAGACTTGGGCAACCCCACAGAACCACAACAAATTTAAATTAAGAATGTCTAACATAGGTAGACCTGCAAGACAGTTGTACTACAGTCAAAAAGATAGCAGAGAAATACGACACCATCCTTCAACTCAAATGAAATTTCTTTACGGTCATATCATGGAAGACCTTTTAATATTCTTAGCCAAACTCTCAGGCCATGAAGTTACTGACGAACAAAAAGAAGTTAAAGTAAAAGGTGTTGTAGGCCACATGGATTGTAAGATAGATGGCGAAGTTATCGACATCAAGACTGCATCTGGGTTTGGGTTTAAAAAATTTAAGAACGGCACGTTAAGAGATGACGATCCGTTTGGATACATAAGTCAGCTTGCAGGTTATGAACGTGCGGAAGGCACAGAGAACGGCGGCTTCTTAGCTATGAATAAAGAATCAGGAGAGATTGCTTTGTATCAACCTGACGATTTAGATAAGCCAAATATTAAAACCTTAATCGGTAAGTTACTTGATGTGCTACTTAATCTTGGTAAGCCCCCAGAAAAATGTTACCAACCTATACCAGCAGGTGTTAAAGGTAACATGAAACTTCCGATAGGTTGTGTATATTGTTCACATAAAATAGAATGTAACAAAGACACTAACGATGGACAAGGGCTTCGTATGTTTAAATATTCAAAAGGTATTACTTACTTAACAAAGGTTGTATCTACGCCTAACGTAGAGGAGATAACAAATGCGAAAACGTACCACTAAAAAAATAAATAATAAAGCTAAAACTTTACTGATAGATTGGGTTAAGAGTTTGGTATCTGAAGAAGAACAAGAAAAAATAAACGAACAAAACTTTATGCAAATGCTTCCTCGCGAAGAATATATAGAGTCTAAGCGAACGTATTACATGGCCTTTTACACTTATCGTTGGGCTAAACAAAGTATTAAAAAATTATTAAAGAGTGGACATACTCTTGAACAGATTACAATCGAAGACTTAAAAGGATTAATGAGTAGAGTCAAGTCTAATGGTGCGGTACTGTAATGCGTAAGGCACGAGTAAAGCGACCACGCAAAGATAAAATAAAAGGATACGATAGTATCTGGGAGTACATACTACACGATACTTTATTAAAAGATTGGCAACATCACGCAGATAAAGTAAGCTATACCATACCGCACACCTATGAACCAGACTTCACAAGGACTTTACAAGGGAAGTTAATTCTGTTAGAATCCAAAGGCAGGTTCTGGGATCACGCAGAGTATTCTAAATATGTCTGGGTAAAGAAACACTTACCCAAAAATATGGAATTAGTTTTCTTGTTTGCCAACCCATCTGCGCCAATGCCGGGAGCCAAGGTACGTAAAGACGGAACTAAGAGAACGCATGGTGAATGGGCTACTGCCAATGATTTTCGTTGGTACACAGAACAAACTTTACCTGACGAATGGATAGACCCTAAGTCAAGAGAAGCAGATGAATTTAACGTACGTCAACAAGAGCTACAAGAATTGGAGGACAAGTATGCCAGCTAATAAATTTAAAGATTACTTTAATTACTATGGTGGAGATAACAAATCTTCATACGAGATACGAGAGGAGCTTGTAAACTCACCTGAACATTATACAAAAGGAGACATAGAATGTATTGACGC